TATAGATAAAGCGTACACATCCAAAGGATTTCTCAAAGAATATCCTCTGTTCCTTAGTAGGCTTCAATCTATATTTATAGGCTTTCAACATATTATATGTCTTTAGTTCAGTACAAAGATAAGATATTGTAAACTAAAAATCAAACTTTTACTTTATTAATTATTACTTTGTATATAAGTGCCTAATTCCGATTATTCCTATGATTGCTGCATTAATTAGTAAAAGCCACCAGCACCATGATGGAACATGTTTCTTAATGACTTCTTTCTCCTTAATGACTTCTTTCTCTTGATATATAGTATCATTCTGTATGACTGTTCTGTCTATGTACTTGATTTTTTCAATATACTTAGTATTAAAAACAGTATCGCCTTTTTGAATAACAGAAAAATAGATACTATCTCTTGTGTGTACCATTAAAGTGTCATGCCGTTCTTTGATAATCTCTTTTATTTCTGTATTTTTCTCCAAGTCTTTTGCAGTTCGGCATGAAAACAAAAGAGGCAAAAGGATTATTAGGAGAAGAACCTTTTTCATCCTTTGAAATAGGTTACTTTGCCATTACTTCCATCAGTACGTACATCTAAGTGTACCCAAGTGACATCTTGTTCCAAGCGTACCGGATAAGGAAGAAGTATCTGATTTGCCTTAATCCAATTACGAACTTCCAAGGCGGTCATTCCCTTCACATCAAAGTCCAGTGCAGTTCCTTGCAGATGTGCAGATACATATACCTTCTCCAATCGGGTCTTTTCAGCTACTAATTGGCATACATTACAACGAAGTCCTCTTTGCGTTAGACCTCCTCCCGAATGCCAAGTATTGACAGTTATAGGCTTACCAAGCTTTTCTCGTATGACGCATATTGTTTCAAGCAATCGTGGGTCAAAAAACGTCCAAGCCATTTCTCCAAACTTGTTATATACATGCTTGCATACAAGCTCTTTGATATTAAAATAGTTCTTTATATTCATTTTCAGTCCTCCTTCTTTTCATTTTTTTCACAACCTCTACATTCATCGCATTCATGTGCCATATCAAACTTTGCTTGCTTTAACAGCACGGGACATTCTTCGCTTGGCACTTTGCAAATGTACGCCTGCCGTATAGAGATAACTTTTTCTTCATACTTCTTTTTCAGTTCTGAAAGGTCATTTTCAATACGGGTTACTTCCTTGTTCACATACGTTTGTATGTTACTGTAGCTTTTTTCCATTATTGATATTGACTTTTCAAGGTTGGTAATCTCAACTGTCCGAGCCTCTGCCATCGCTTTCTTGCGAGAGGGTTTCATGTTTACAAGTGAAACTATTCCACCTAAGAACCCCCCCCCTCCAAGTATTGATACTAAAATCTGCGTCCAATCCATGATATTATTATTTTAAACGTTGCTACTGTAAGTAGTTTTATTAGGAGTTTCGATAATCTCTGTATTGTTGTTCTTGCTTATCCGTTCAGCTTTTTCAGCTTGCTTGATAGCATCTTCTTCTTCTTGCTTCTTCTCTCTTTCTACTCGGTCAAGTTCATCCGGTGCAGAAGACGGAGATTCTTCAATCAATGTTTGTCGGGAAATCCATTTAGATTCCATAGCTAAGTTGGTAATCTTAGTATTGTTGGTTTCCATGCTCCAAATATTCAGCTTGGCTTTAATCTTCAAATCTGTATAAGCATTAGTCTGGTCTTCTTCCAATCCTAACATCTCTTGGAAGAGATAGGTTATCTCATTGATAGAATCAGACCAATCAGCAACACTTTGAGTAGCCAACGCAATATCATTACGCATAGACAATGCAATACCGTTGCCACCGCTTCCAGTATTAGTGATATCCTTTGGAGTGATAAAGCTGACAGATGAAGCAATTGAAACTTGTTCCAGCAAATATTCCAGATAAGCAATCATACTTTCCGGCTCTGGAAACTCCAACGTCTTTGCTTCTGTCTTGTAGCTTGAACCTTCGTCTGCCGGGAGATTGATAACTAATGTGCCGTTATCTCGCTTGAAACTGTCTTCATTCATTTCCCCTTTTAAAACTAATCCCCAAGTACCAAACCGCTTTAATGTCACAGCATGTATATTTGTAAGCAATTCAATTATCTCAATTATACTTTGAGAATATTCCCAAGCTACTTTGCCTCTATGGTAGACAAGAGGATTACGGCTAAACCCATGAAGAATCCTTTCAGTAACCCATCCATTATTGGTAGGTTCTCCTTCTTTGCTTCGTATTGAACGATAAAGGTACTTATCATCGAATGTATCAATGACTTCTGTCAAATCATCTATCTTATAAAATAAGGAGCGTGAAATTTCTTCTCCATATTCATTGTAGTTGGGTATGACAGAATATCCATCATCATAGGAATAGACTTTAACTGTTCCCTTTTTCTTTATAGGGTCAAATTTGAATAGTACGCCAGCATCGCCAACCTTCTTCTGCTTGGATATTAGTTCGTACTTGATTTGCTCCATATTCCTCATGTTCCATTCCAGCTTGAAGTTCTGAAACTTCTTACTGATGGTATCGTTCTTCTCTATATTACAGAGAGTAAAAGAAATAGGATTAGCAGTGAGATGAAGAACATGTGCCGCATGAATATTCTTTTGCAAAGAAACTGTCAGCACAAGTTCATCTATGACTATATCAGTATCTCCAACTCTGACTGCAATCTTAGGAATTGAATTATTATACTTTATATTGTGTAGAGAAGGGTCGTACTCTCTCAGATAGAGGTCTTGTGAAACCTCTTGCAATGTCAAGTCGCTCAACTGGGCAGTTGATTTTTGGTTAAGTGTAACATCACCAATATAAGTTTTACACGACTGAAATTTTCCACCTCTTGTAAAAGGCTTCTTCAATAACAGCCGCGTTGGTTCTGACAAATACCAATCAATGTTTTTTCTCGTTATCATTTTTATATGCTGCTTAAAATTTTCAATATCTTATCTGAATTAGTAATCTTTCCTCTCTCCCTTGTTGGTTGTGCAGTACCATTTACTTGGTTCATTATATCTTCAAGAGATAATTTCCTTCTCAATTCTCCACCAGTAGCACCAGCCAATTCCCTATAACAGTCATAACACAATCCCCCACAAAGCATAATGATATTGTCTGTAAGGTCGGGAGAAAAGCCTTTTATCAGAGCATGTTGTTCCTTCTTTCCTTCAAACTGTATTCTTCCCGAAGGCAAGCGTTTAAATTTGAATATTCTACTCTCAAATTGCATTTGCTTTAAGACAGTAGTAGAGCCTTCACGCTTTAGCTTCTGATGTGTATATCTCATTTTAGCAAGCTGTCTGTCATAGGTTATCAATCCAGCCTTTATCATTTGGGTAGCAAGGTGTGCAGCTTCATCTTTAAACCTTTCATACAGTTTCTTTCCCTTAGCAGTTGCGGCAATCGCTCCGGAGAATGCGACACCTCCACCATTTGCTGATACAAGATTGAAAATCTCTTTTAAGAAACCGTTACCTTGCACATCAATGATTAGCTCTTTATCAGTCAATCCATGCTTAACCATAAACTGCTTAATCATCTTTACAGCTTCAAGATTAGAGTTTTTCATGCAATATTGTATATCGTCACAATGGAAACCTACCCAATGCTTCATTACAAAGTTATCCTCCCCAGTAGTTGCCATATCCACGGTAATACGTTCCTTCTTACACTTACATGGAGAAACATGAGTAAACATGTTGAGAATATCATCCTCTGTCACTTCGGAAAGATTATCCTCCTCTTCTTCTTTTTCGTCTTGTATAGAGAAATTCCAATTAGGTTCATACATTGAATCTGCAAGCACAGATGTTGCAGCCATAGCACGATACCCCTTGTTTGCTTTAAGCATGGCTTGGTTATCTCTTACATCAAAAGTAAAGAATACCATGCTCATAATAAAGTCCTCATAAGACATATCCGGGTCAATCTGCAAAAGGTTATCTATAATGTCTTTGCATTTAGAATAAACCTCTTCCTTAGTATTTCCCCAATAGACTTCATCCAAGTTACCCTTTACAATGTGGAAGAACCGAACAACTCCATTCATTTCTTTAATGGGTTTTCCATCATCTCCAATCCATCCACCACCATTCTTGCCACAGCCACATAGCTTACGTATGAAGCATTCACGTTCCGGATTTTGAGCAAGATATATTTGAGCTTTACCCTTAGTGTTTGCACGCAGACGGGTTTGACAAGTAGAAATAGTCCTCCATTCAAATTTATTGCATTCCTCAAAGATAGCCTTCTTGAATTGTAATCCTTTGAATATCTTATCTATTACAGTAGGACTTTCATTATTTAACTGCTGGAATTTAATTTCAGAGCTATTGAAAAACTTCACACCCATATCATCTTGAACCTTAATGACTTCTCCAATAGGTTCTCTTGGTTGTATTCTGAAACGTCTATCAATAAGCGGATATATTTCTTTAAGACCATCCACTACTTTACCAGCGTCAAAAAAGTCGCCAACATTACGCATGAACCATACAGCTTTTGCCCCTTGGTTTTCATATAGATATGAAATTGGGGCATAACCTAATGTAAATGATTTTCCTCCACCACCACTACCAGTAAGCACAACATAGTCAGCATTGCTTCGGATGGCTTCATATTGGCAACCCGGCAATGGACTAACAATTTTGTCTTTCTGTATTTTCTCGCTCATAATGGTTCTTTAGGCGCTTATATCCAAGTTTACACTTGAATAACTTGACGTTTCATCGGACCACTACTTCTTAGGGAGCTTGTGCTCCGTTCGTCCATAGTTGGGTTCTCACCGTCCAATCCCCGCTGCGCCAGCGGTTGGGTTAATACTATTTTTTAGGTGTAGCTTGGTTTTCGCTACATTGGCATTTGTTTATAAAAAGCTAAGTGATACTTTGTAGATAAATACCGTTCTCTTTTTTTCTACAAAAATACGCAATCTGAGCTTCGATATATGCCACTTATCGAAAAACAAGCTACATACCTTAAAATAAATATGCTACTTTTTCGATAACCACAGTATGAGTAATGAAAAAGCTATTTATTTTTGTTCAAAATAATAAAATCATTGACGAACAATGGCACAAAAAGAAGAAGTTTTATCTAAAGTTAATCAGATTTGCGAAGAACGTAATTTTGATTTGAGTGAAACATTCAGAGATAAGTTCTCTGAGAAATTTGCAGAAGCTTACAAGGATGCTCCGATTGAAGATGCTGGCTTAGTAGCCGCATTGAATATTTCAGTTGAAAGTAGCGGACATGCAAGAAAGAACGCATTCTCAGAAGCGACTAAGGGATTTGAAGCTAAGGAAGCTGAATATAAATCTCAGATTGAAGAATGGAAGAAAAAGGCTGAAAAAGGTAATGATGGTGGAGAAGGCAATCAAAAGCCTTCGAAATTTGAGTTGCCTGCCGAGTACAAAGAGAAACTTGATAGGCTGGAAAAGTTTGAATTGCAAGAGAAAACGAAGTCTGTTCGCAATCAGATATACGATACAGCCAAGTCTAAGGTGAGGGAAGATTTACATGAATCTTTTCGTAACTATCTTGGTAAGCAGAATATCGCAATTGATGCTGATGTTAATGCCGAGGCAGAAAGACTGCTGAAAGATTATCAAGATATATTCAGAAGCTCTATTGGTGATATTACACCATTATCTCCGGACGGAAAGAAAACAACAATGGAAGACTACCTTGCTGCCATAAAACCCGTCAAACTTTAAATATTAAAAAAATGGCACAATTTAATTTAGAAACCTTTTTTGCTTCCGCTAAACAATTTAGAGGTGGCAAGTTCGTATGGTGGAAGGACGCCAATCACGAGGAACGTTCCAATGTTCTCTATGGCTCTACCATTGCAAACCCGTATAAGGGTTTTGGCTATGCTTTTGCGGCTGACTTGTACGAATACAGATTGTGGAAACCGGGTTTCCTTCTGAAAACGTTTAAGGTGGCAAAGGCTACTACTGCTGGCACAGACACTACTCTGTATGTAGATGGTTCTGGCTATTCTCACATTCCCGAAGTAGGCAATGTACTTATGAAAGCTCCCGATACAGTTGAAACTGCGGGACAGTCTGGTAAGGTTACATCTGTTGAGTTCGATGAAGAGAACAAGCAGTTTATTCTTACTGTTGACACTGCAATCGGTGCTCTGACTACTGATGATATTTTGGTTGAAGCTGCTGATAGCAATGGTGACGTTGCAACTGCTGCTGCTGCCGACGCTACTGTGTTGGTTAAAAACCCGAATACCTTCATCGAAGTAGATACACAGTTCGCTCCGACTGATGGTCGCTGGGGAGTTACAGATGTTCAGCACAACATCAACACTGTTTATGGCAAGCGTGCATTTGTTGAACGTATGCAACCGCTTCCGAAGTATGTATTGGCTAAGAACCGCAACTACATCGAAGGTGTATTTGAAATCTAAAGGAAAGGAGTAGAATTATGGCAAACGCATATAAATATCAATTTAATCCCGACGAGTTAGTAAGCCAACTCTATCAAAGAGGCTTGGTAAACTCTGACGGTACGAGCGCATTTATTCAGACGCTCGTTGACGAGAAAATCGTCATGGATGCAAACCAGTTCTTCTGGCAGGAACACTTTACTGTTGATGGTGGCAAGTACCCTATTGACATGAGCCGCCCGAAGCTTGACCCTGCTTATACTATCTATAATGTTACTCGCCGCCCCGTTCCGATGGCTGATGCAATGACACCGTTGAGTGAAGTTGCTCAGATGGATAACGAAGGCTGGGAACAGAGAACTGGTACTATCCCTCAGTTCGGTAAAGGCTTGTTTGAAACTTCTCTTTCAAAAGAGGAATTGAAAGCACGCTTGAATGAACTTGGTGAAGCTAATGCTACTTTGTTGGAAGGTTATGTACGTGGTGTTGCTGACTTGATTAAGACACACAACTACCGTCTTTCTAACATTGCCGCACAAGCTTTGTCTAAGGGAGGTCAGTACAGCAATGCTGATTCTCGTGGTATGTCCGGTGTCGTACATGAGTTCCCGAAGTATGTGCCTACTGAAAACTTTGTTAAGGCTGGTAAGGAAGTATGGACGAACGCAGAAGCTAACATTCCGGAACAAATGGCAAAGATTGAGAAAGATTTCCGTGACCGTACTGGATTTACTGGTACAATGGAATGGGATTTGCCGTATGACATGGTTATCACTCACTTGTTGAACAACAAATACTTCAAGGAAGAAGTTAACCGTTGGATTCGCTTGTATGCGCCCGATAAAGTTATTGTTGTTACTAATGGTGCTTCCGGCATTGATACTAACATCATTTCTTGGGAGCAGCTTATTCAGTATTCTCGTTCTTCTGTATCTAAGATTTCTCCTATCCGCATTGTGAAAGAGGAACAAGTGGTACAAGACATCAAAACGATTAAGACTGTACAAGGATGGAAGGCTGGCGTAGCAGTTCTGCGTCCTATTGGCTTTGCTGGTCGTGTTGTTCACTCTGATGTTGCCGATGTTATCTTGTTGCAGCGTGAAGCAAACAAGACGATTGACTATTCAATCGCTTCTGCACAGAATGACTTGGTTTATATTATTAACAAGGTAGTTCCTAACGGTATCTACAAGGCATATCATACTGATGCTATCGGTCGTTATATGCCAGTGTTGACCGAGTTTATGGAACACATTGTTGTTGATACTTTGACTGCTGATTCTTAAACTTGGAGGGTTATATATGACTATACTTGAATGGCTTTCTTCATCTTGTCGGTATTCGTTTGAGGAGAATACATTTATGAGAATTGCTCTTGACCGCGGCATTACAGATGTAAACGAGGATGCTATGACGTTGACCCAAGAGCAAAAGGATTTAATGACTGCCGATATAATATTTACCGCAGTGTTGTTAAGCCCTTCAAGTACAGCATCTCAATCTGCCTCTCATAATAACTTCCAGCGTACAGTTGGTTCAGAAACGGACATCTATCAGAGTAATAAAATCAGTTATGCTTTGGGTATATATAAGAGGTATAACGACCCGAATTACGAGGTTCTTATCTCTGCTCGCCCAAAGATTAAACTTTTGAAAATTATAGATGTGATATGATTTCATTCAGTGACATAGAAGAATTTCCTTTTTCGGGACGTATATATAGAATCATCGAAAGCTCTATGGGTGACGATGAAGAAGATACCGTCTATGAAGGAGTAATGGACGTGAATCTTTCTGTTGCTGAATCCGGTTCGACCGCTCAAACAAGCGACTACGTTGTTTCTATTCCTTTGATAAAAGGAGAGGACGGGAAGTACATCAATCCGGTACGTAATGAGGACTGGATAGAATGTGATGTTATGGGAGAGCAAATTAAGATGCAAGTTGATAACAGCATACCTTCGATGTTAGGTGCTATAACTATATATGCAAATAGAAAAGGTGGATGGCGATAAAAGTAAAAGTTGATTTGAGTGGTTTGAAAAGGGTTCGGCAAGAACTGTTTGACAGACTTGCTGGCGAGCAAACCCAGCGACTAATAGCCTATGCACCCGAATTGTTGAAGAAAGCATATTCTGAAAGCAGATTTACCGACCAGACTTACAACTTGGCTGATAGTTATATTTGGGCTGTGTTCTATCAAGGCAATTTGAAGGGGAGCGGCTACTTGTATCCGTATCAGATGGCAACTAAAAACTCAAAGTATCATGGCAAGCTGATAGATGGAAGAAAGCTTGCTGACGAGTTCTTGGCAAACTATACTCCTGCCACTTATATAGGATGGGATTTGGTGCTGGCAGCAACAGTGCCTTATGCTCCTATATTGGAAGGAGGAAATACTGGAAATCCAAGACGAAGGTTTGAGGTGTTATCAACCATATATGACGATATTAAGGAAGATTTTGCAGGGAAGGCAACTGTTAAAACAATAGGGATATGAGCGTTCCGTTTCAAGAAAAAGTAATTGGTGAAAGATTATATCAAGTAATCAATAGAGGTGTAGTGGGGACACCATCAAGAATATATGAATATCCTTGTAAACAAATCCCATGAGCGTGATTGATGCAAGGCGAATGCCGATATACCAATATGTTTATTCTCTCTTCATAGATAAGGTTACAAAGTACATCTATCCGATGGAAATGCCTACCAAGTTGGAGGAGGAGATAAATGCTGGCGGTTTCATGGTTATCCGTCTGGGAGAAATTAAGGATAAGAGCCAGTTCAACTTGAATGCTCTTGCGAGCGTTCGCGTGACAGTTGAGATGTATATTCCTCCCAAGACAAGAGGTCGGCTTGATACCACCTTGCTGGAAAAGTATGAAACAAGTATATCCGACATTGTAAATGCAGAAGTTGAGAAAGCCGGAGAAAAATACGACATCTCAACTGACGGTATATTGTCAACTGATGATATATATAATGAGAGCGACAATCTGTTCTTCATGTATATTAAATCATTTATGGTACTAATAAAGTAAAAATTAACCCAACCGATGGCGCATCGGGGATTGGACGGTGAGAACCCAACTATGGACGACCGGAGTACAAGCTCCCTAAGAAGTAGTGGCTCGATGAAACGTCAAGTGTTCCATAAGGACATGAACGCCTCATTTATAATCAATATAAATAATAATTTAATAATTAGACGAGATGGCTACACAAGATTTGTTGACTTACAAATGTAAGTCTTTAGGCTATGCGGAAGTCGGGGCTGGTGCAGAAGCTTCTTATACTCCTCTTATGGGTGTGTTGGAAGGTTTGTCTATCAGTCAAGAAACCGCAAGTGAAAGTGCTATTAACGGTGAGTTCTATGATACTCCGCTTGATAGCGTGGGTACACTTGGTTCTTACAAGATTGAATTTGACTTGGTTAAGTACAAACCGGAAGAGATTGCCGCTATGGAAGGCGGTGAGTTTACCGCTGCTACTGGCTTGTACACAATGCCTTCTTCATTCACCAACGTTTACAAGCAGTTCAAGTTGGAGTTCTACAATGGTATTGACTACATTGTTATTTACAAAGGTAAGGTCGCTACCAATTGGGATGGTACTGATTTGAAGACTGCCCCGTTGAAACTGCACATCGCTATCACTGCTTTAGTTGACAATGGTGGCAAAACGGTTGAGATGAAGATGGCTGAACCTTCTGTTGGAGGCTAAGACCCATTATAAATCAAGAGAAAGGGCAGTGGCTTGTTTGCTGCTGTCCTTTTTTCTTTAATACACAAATGATAATGGAAGAAAAGGATTTAATTATACCGGACGAGCTAAAGAGGGAAATATCAGAGATTATGACTGACAATCCTACGCTTGTCAAGTTAGGAGATAAGCAGTATAAGGTGCATCGGTTGAGGGCATACTCATACCAGCGTATTTTCCAATTAGCGTTGAAATTACAAAAGGAAGAGGATATTAAGGATGATAAGAGCATGATGTACGCTCTATGTACAGACTTGGACGTAAGTTCCGAGATTGTAGCAATCATTCTTGTTAATCACCTCTTCTCACCAGATGATATAACCGATTATGCGAGTGCGATAGAAGTTATGAGCAGAAATGACAAACTGATAGCTTTTATGAAGGCTCGTATTCTCAACTCTGTATTTGAGCCTGCTCAATGGGCGGCAATCATTATTGAAGCAATAAACAGCATCGACTTATCACCGGTTTTTACGGTGCTCATATCGGGGAAGGCTCTTATGGTTTCGCAGACGAATATGAGGAAGACGGTGGCGGAACAATTAACATTATGGCGGCAAGCCAAATCGGAGATTTAGGTGATTTCATACGTAGCTTTCCGCAGTTTACGTATGACGATTATCTTTATAGATTGTCTATGGCGCAAGTTCTTTTCTTGACAGTAGACAGCACCCATATTAAGTATTTGCGTGGTAAAGACAAGGAAATATGGGAAAAGTTTTGGAAACGACGTAAAAGTGATAGAAGTGAGTTGCAAGCGCCTAAGCGTAGTGTGTTAGATACTATACCAAGAATCAATTGACATACTCCCATTGCTAAAGCAGATGGGTTTTCTTCTAAAATCAAGTAAAAAGTAGCAGAGATGGCAGACAATAAAGATGTAGTTATTAGTGCTTCAATGTCTGATAAGGACTTGTTATCAAGCATTGATGAAACTCTAAAGAAGACGGAAAAGCGTCTGGAAGATTTCACCAACAAGTTGGAAGGTAAGTTGGCGAGTGTGGAGGGCTTTGCCGACCAATTGGGTAAGAATATTGGTAAGGGCTTAGTTGATGGCTTTAACCAACAAATCCGTCCTTTGGAAACAAAGATTTCCGAGTTGGAAGCCAAGCTTAAAAGTTTGGGGGCAACTAATATTGCACAAGGTAATACTGCTGCCACGCAAGCTACTACTACGAATGTATCTGTAGACGTTAATTCCATGAACCAAGCCTTGCAAGTTGCCAATAATTTGCGAGAAGTATTTTCTAAAATACAAGGAAACACTACTCGTATTAAGAATAATATGGAGCAATTGGCTACTGTTAAAACTGATGTGCAAGAGGCAAGAATTAATGTTCACGTTGCTCAAAGGGAGAAGCTACTTCAAAGAGAAATATTGCTCCGGCAGCAGACTGCCAACTTAGCAGCAAGAATAGCAAGAGAAGAGGAGAAGAGTAGAATATCACAAGGAGGTCAAAGCTACGAAAAGGCTATGGCTATGGGCAATAAGTCAATTCAAGAAAGGACTGAAAAGCTAAAAGCCTTGCAGATTGTACAACGTAATCTCTCCACGGATGATGCAGAATATGCAATGAAGCTTCGTAATGTCAATAAAGCTATGGAGGACTTGAAAAAGCAAAATGCGGAAGCTTTATCCAGTGGTATTCAACTTCAAAAGGCAAATAACAGTTTAGCTGAATCATTTAAGAACTTAGGTAAAAGAGTTCTGTTCTATACTGGATTAGGAGCGTTAACTGGCTTTGTAAAAAGTCTTATGGACGTTAGAGGTCAGTATGAATTACTTGAACGTTCGATTGGTGCTGTACTTGGTGACTTTGAAAAAGGTTCTCAGATATTTCGGGAACAACAAGAATTAGCATTAAAATCTCCATTTACCGTATTGGATTTGGCTGGTGCTACGAAACAGCTTGCTGCCTATAATTTTGAAGCGGAAGAGCTTGTAGACGTTTCAAGACGTATGGCAGATATTAGTGCTGCTCTTGGTGTCCCTATGGAACGTCTGACCTACAACTTAGGACAGATTAGAGCACAGACTGTTCTTACAGCAAGGGATGCTCGTGACTTTGCTAATGCTGGTCTTTCTATAACTACAGAGCTTGCTAAGATGTACACTGAACAAGAAGAAAGAATTGTTTCAGTAGGTGATGTCATGGATAGAATGTCTAATAAGATGGTTTCCTTTACTGATGTAATGAAAGTTTTAAATCGTTATACAGATGAAGGCGGTATGTTCTATGACTTCCAAGCAAAGCAAGCTGAAACTTTAGCAGGACAGTTATCTAACTTAACCGATGCTTATGACTTCATGCTAAATGAGATTGGTAAGGAGAATCAAGGCATGTTAACCGGAAGCATATCTCTTGTAAGAAGTCTGTTTGAGAATTGGCGAAGTGTAGCTAATATATTGACAGTTGTTGCTACTGCTTTGGGTGTATATAAGACAGCTCAAATAGCAGTTGCTACTGTACAACTTGCTGCTAATATGAATTTACGCAAGTATTCAGAATATTTGGTAATAGCAAGAAAGGCATTGAGAGATAAGGCTGCTGCGACAAAGCTTGCAGAAGCTTCAACTCAAAACTTGAATAAAACTCTTCTTGCCGTTGCAAAGAATCCTTATGCGGTAATAATTGCTGGATTAGCTGCTTTGGGAGTTGCTATTTATCAAGCATACACAAATGCCACTAAGTTTAGGAAAGAACTGGAAAGCATTACTGCTGGCGGTCTTATAAATGCACAGCAAATGACTTCTGACTTTGACGCTTTAGTAAAGAAGTTAAATGAATCGGAAAAAGGAAGTAGAAATTTCAGCGATGCTTTGAAGGAGATAAACAATACTTATGGCTCATATCTCCCCAATATGTTGACTGAAATCAACTATGCTTCTGAACTTGCTAAAAATTACAATAAAGTTGTAGATGCTATTTATAATAAAGCAAAGTCACAAGCTCTTGAAAAGAGTTATCAAGTAATAACAGAAAAGTACTCTGAACAACAACAAGATGCTATTGCCAATATTATAGAGAAAATGACAGAAGGAGGTATCTCTAAAGTAAATGCACAAGAGATTACCCGAAACTTTGTTGCAAGTTTGGATAAAGGACTTTCCAAAGGTGAAACTTATATGGCAAGATTCTACTCTATCTCTAAGAAGTATCTTGGCGGTTCTACTGCTGAAATGGAAAAGCTTAATCCAGTTGTTCAGTCTTTATTTGGTTCATCCGGAAGCATTGACAAGTTAGGTAAGGCGATTACAGAGCAAAAGAAGGCTATTCAAGAAGTTCGTGAAGCCAGTGATATTATCAGCAATAGACCAACTTATTCCAGTGTAATAGAAGGTCAAGCAATAGATAATATCAATGAGAAATATAAGAAGCTGGAACAAAATCAGAAGAACGAGAAGCTAAGACTTATCGAACTTCAAGCTGCATATAAGAAACTTGGCAATACTTATATGTACGACCAGATAACCGAACAACTTCAAAAGTACAATGTAGAGTTAAAGGATTGGCAGAAGAATGTTAATTCTATTGTTCAGAAAGCTGGAGGTGGTGCTGGTGCAGGCTTTGCCATTAAGCAGGATGAAGATATTTGGAGTTATATTGACCGATTGAAAAAGGAATATAGGTCGCTTACTGCACAACAAGAAGAAATATCTAAAGGTCTTACTGCAAGTCCCGAAGAAAAAGAATATGTTGCCAATCGTTTGAAAGTTGCAAGACAAATTGCCTCTGCATTAAATCTTGACCTTAGCACTCAAAAAGAGATGAATAAGGCAAAGAAGGAGGAAATGGATTTATTGAAGCAACAGATTAAGTTGGTAGATGATATTCAAAAGAAGTTCTTGCAGCTTGTAAAAGACACTGGTAATATAACTTATGCTACCGAAAAGGTAAAGGATGCTTACCAAGACTTATTCGATAATGCGTTTAAGGGTATCAGTGTTGATATTAACGACTTGATTACCTTTGATAAAGGTAGTGCTCCAAAGTTTTATAATAAGATAGCTGAAACCCTCAAATCGCCAGAAGCTAAACAGTTGGTTGCCGGGAAGAAAGCACAGAGTGAGATTGAATATTCTATCTCTATAAATTCTGCAAGTGTTGCTTTGGCAAAACGCAAGATTGAGGGAATGTTCCAAGGCTACGAACTGGAATTGGATATTGAAGGCGCTGGGCAGTTCGGTTCACTGTTCGCTGGCTTGTTTGAATATGACCCAGTTTCACTTGAACAGTTGGAGGCTGATGTTAATGCTACATTGAATAGTTTGAGGGAAAAAGTTTCATCCTTCCAAAAGGAACAGCAGAAATTACAAGACTTAATCAATCAGAACCCTAACGACACAAGAGTTGACAGTTGGAAAAGTTCTCTTAATACTTTGGTTCAGAATGAGAGTGACGCTTCAAAAGCTATTGAAGATATTCAGAAAAGATTAAGCGACACTATCAAACAAGCCGCATTGGATGATTTCAAGAACTTCCAGTCTATTGCAGATAAGTACGCTGAAATGGAGGATAAGATAGCAGAGGTCGAAAGAAAACGTTTGGAAGACCAAGCTTCTATCTCCAATAGAGTTACTGATGCAACTTCTGATTTGGCAAAGCTGGAATTGCAGTTGTCTGTGACTGAAAGCCCCGATGTAAGAGCGGAGATAGAAAGTGAGATTGAAGAGATACAGAACTTTATAAACGAGAAAGCTCCAAAACTCTCTCTTGCTGTTGATACTGGTGCGGAACAAGAAAAGACTAAGATAGCTTTTGAGGAATGGAAGAATACCTCTAATGCTTGGGAGAAATCATTCCAAGACTTGAATGCAATTAGCACTGTGTCGTTAAACAATATGATTGACGAGATAGAGAGGTTTGCGGTAGCTAATAGAGCCAACATGCCAATTAATGAATACAAAGAGTTAATGGCACGTATTAAGGCTTTAAAGACGGAAGTAAATTCTCGTAATCCTTTTGCTTTACTTGCAGACCAAGTTGAGAATTTGAAGGATAACTTTAAAGGACTTGACGGTTCATTTGAAAGTACTGTTGAATATGTAAGTCAGTTGGGTATGTCTGTTAGTTCCATAGGAAACATCTTTGAGCAGATGGGATTTTCCGAGGGAGTTTCTGATACTATATCTACTATTGGTGAAGCTATACAAGGTGCTTCACAAGCTGCACAAGGAATTGCTCAAATAGCAGGAGGAGATATATTAGGTGGAACAATCAACACATTAGGAGGTATCTGGCAAGGAGTATCAGCCATATTCAATGCCGGAAACAAGAAAATCACAAGAGAAGTTGAAAAGAGCGAGAGAAGAGTTAAGCAATTAGAGAACGCTTATAAGAATCTTGAACGTGCTGTTGATAAGTCGATGGGTAAAGCTGAAATTTCAGCGCAGAAGGCAGCTATTGCAAATCAGAAGGCACAGCTTGCAGAAGTTCAACGTCAGCTTCAACTTGAAAAGAGCCGGAAGAAGAAAAACCGCGACCAAGACAAAATCATAGAATTAGAGGGTCAAGTTACCGACTTACAGAATGCCATTGATGATGCTACTACTAATATAGTAAACACTTTGCTCGGTACAGATGTAAAATCTGCCGCAGAAAGCTTTGCCGATTCTTGGATTTCAGCTTGGAAAGAAGGTGCTGATACAATGGAAAATTTAGAGGAGAGCTTCGATGATTTAATAACAAATATGATTGTCAAGTCGCTTGCTTCTACGATTGTCGGAGAACGGTTAAAGAGCATGTTTGCTATGGTTAAGAGATTTACCGAAGAAAACTCTGCTGGCGGTGTAGGTATCACTACCGAAGAAGCCAAACAGATAGCTGACTTAGGTAAAGAGTTAATTCCTTTGATAAACGAGGACTTAAAGAACTTGATGGGTCAGCTTGGTATAGAGTTCGGTAGTGGAGTGAAAGACGCAGCCCTTTCTTCCTTACAGAAAGGAATCTCTTCGGTGACCGAAGAAACTGCTGGGGCTATTGAAGCTTATTTAAATATGGTTAGTGGGCAAGTGTTCCAACAAACTACTATTCTGCAAGGTATATGGGATATGACTAATGTCAATGCAGGAACGATGTCGCAGATGTTACTTCAAATGAGAAGTAGTTATCAGATACTTCAAGCCATTCAAGTTTGGACGGTAAATATTTCTACTGCCGCAGGAAATGGTGTAAATGTTAGGATATTACCCGATTAATTAATATATTTGTAGTGGGGGAGATAGATAAAGGTCGCTCCTTTGTTGAAAGTGGTTACGGTGCACTTCTCCCTCACTATTATTAATACCGTATAAACATCGTAAATATGAAAGAAAATAATGATTTAGGAATATTGATTCCTATTAAAGAGAACAACGGACAAAAAGCGGTTAACGCACGTGATTTACATGCTTTTCTTGAAAGCAAGCAACAATTTGCTGATTGGATAAAAGGGAGAATCAGTAGATATGATTTTGAGGAAGGAAAAGATTTTGAAGTACTTTGCTTTGACTATCAAGGTAACTTATTGAATATCAGACATCATAATTTTATGAAGACTGATAATCAGCAAGTTAGTAAAATAGAATATGCACTGTCAATTGGAATGGCTAAGGAGTTGTCAATGCTTGAAAACAATGAACGAGGAAAGCAGGCAAGAAAGTATTTCATTACATGTGAGGAGAAGGCTGTTTCCGGTATCACATTGCCTAACTTCAATAATCCGGCAGAAGCCGCAAGAGCATGGGCTTTGGAGTATGAAGCAAAACAGCAGGCGTTACTTGAAGCTAAGGAGGCACAAGACAATGTTAAACGCTTGGTGCATGATTCTAAAACTTATACTGCTGGCGAGATTGCAAAGGAAGTTGGTTTGAGGTCTGCAATAGAACTTAACAATCGGTTAGCTAAGATGGAAGTTCAGTTTAAGCAAAACGGTACATGGCTATTATATGCCAAGTATGCCGACTTAGGTTACACTTCTGTTAAGCAAACTGTATTAGATAACGGACGCATTATTTATGATAGAAGGTGGACGGGTGCTGGACGTGATTTTATAGTTTCCTTATTTAAAGAAGAATGATGGAGCATAACTTACTATACTTTTACAAAAACTCTTTGTTACGGGACTTGTGTAGCGAGTACAATAAGGAGTGGAAAGCCTGCAAGGAGGATAGAGAGAAGCTAATGCAGCTTGCCTTGCAGCAACAGAGTATTCCATATATGGCAACTTCAATGTATGAAGGCTGGGGAATGTCCGTAGACTTTTTGAAAAGGGAGTTTGCTGACTATATAAATGGGAAGCACACTTTTAATAATGTTGATGGAGTGGATGGTTATACTTACTCTATGTGGGTAGATAATCACGATTATATAACCTTAAAAGAGGACGTTTCTCACTTCGTCCAATGTGATAGCCGCATATCGGTACAAGAAACTAAATGCCCAACTATATATATATCTAACAAGTCTAATGTTCACTTGGAATTAGACGGATTCAATGCCATACGTATCTATCTGTTTGATGAAAGTGTTTTGACTATTGACTATGTAGACGTACACAGTAATGTTGTAGTCTATATGTATTCTCCCAAATGTGAAGTGAAGGTTTTAGAGAATGATGGTAAAGTAAAAATGTTCACTAAAGACTTACGATTATGAAACAACCAAGAAACATATTATGCGATAAGAGCGCAGCTACAGTGTTCTATAAAGCAGAAGGTGGAAAGAATGTTCAAGAGCCATTGCCCGAAAAGATAATGAATCTGTTCTTATCTTCTTCTCCCTTAGTCCCAACTTTAGCACCATTTACAAAAGAAGACCCGGAATTTGTTGCATTGTTGGATAATGCTTATGAACACATAGCAAATCAAAAAGATTTTTTGACTTTTTCTTTGACGCATCCGAATAAATATTATAATGTTTATGTGTCTAAATCAATAGAGAAGGCAGAAGATGCACCAGAGGGAATACCGGATATGGAAAATGATTATTTAGTATTGAATATCTCATTAGGTGCTAATTATATAGATTTCTATATAACCAACGCAGGAGATGTGTATTATTTATCTTATACGCCATTCTGATTATGTTAGGAGCAAATATATATTTCGTAAAAGCTGGTATTGAAGACTATACCGACTTCACAGTTAAATGGAAAGGTCTTCGTATATTGAAGATGGACGGATTTCTTGCACAAGGAGAACCCAAGAATATCTATACGGCTTCTTGGATTAACAGCAACAAGGAAGATGTCTTCGTACCGGATAAAGTGTGCTACGAAAATCCCGATGTAGAGATTTCGTTTATCATAGATGATTTCCACGATAGTACGGTTGATGTCCGTGCGGTTCACAAGAACTTCATTAGTTATATGACGAGCCACCAAGTGACTATCAAATCTGAATATGCTGGTGCAGAAAGTAAGTTTGTATGTTTAGATTCTTATGAACCTACAACTATAATAGTTAATCGCCCTACTGGTAGGAACTATATTATGGGTACTTTGACTATGCACCGTATAGACGAGAATACCTATCTTTAACTAATAAAAAAGCACCTACTTCGCAGCAGATGCTTTAAAAATGAAAAAACACAAAGTCGAATAACCTATATAGTTAAGATACAATGTATTATGAAGAATGATATGAAAAAGAAAGTGAGAGTTGTTAACGGCTTCAATGCTGCTACGGGTAGCTCAAAGCCATGTTTTTTACCAAGTTCTCTTAGAACTAAATAGTTTATTTATGCCAATATCAAGTGGGGAAATCGTAGCACCCGTCAGTATTGATGATGTCCGCACAGCATTGGGTGTATCAAGTAATGACTTAGGTTATTTGTGCAAGAATACTCATGGCAAAACAAATATGTGGGCAAAGTATAAGCCCGTAATATACCCATCAGAAAATATCAATCTTACAAACTCAAATTGGTGGAAAAGCAGTAATGGGAATTGTGGCATTGATACAAGCGGTGCGCAGGCTGGTACTTATAAGGATATAGTAAGTAAAATGACTTCTGACGGAGCAAATGGATATAAGTATTCACCGCCACAAGGAGGAAGCAATGCACCTTTCCGGCTTCTTGACTTTGAAGGGTATATGCCGGAAGCAATGGCTCCAATTCACTCGTTTACAGTTCCAAAGCAAGTAGATAATCTAAGTGGCAGCACCTTTTTTGCCACAGTAGCTTATAATTCATCGTCTTTAATGGGAGGAAGTCTATCGTTAAGTGATATAGGTGGATTGGTATGGCAGGGTGTGACTTATACATTAGGGGATATGTACTTTGGTGTATATATGGTTCAGAAAGGAGGAACAAGGTCGCAACGACTGACTGCTGACAGTCCAGGGACAATGCTGGTACAAGTACCAGTTGGAGGATTGCCAGTAAGCAGATATAATGTCTATCCCTTCTTGTCTACTGTAAAGCTTGGCAGACTGGACGCAGATAAGGCTGCTGGCTATTTCACTTTGCCTAATACTAAGGTTGCCGAGATACAAGTAGTAAGTACCACATATAATATCATCATCAATGCTGGTATTGGAATGATTGCAACTGCATTGACCGTGACTGTTCAAGTCAAGAACCCGACAAGTTCAAGCAAGACCTTTACTAATAATTGGCTGTGGGTTCGCTTCGCTAAACATGACTTGTTTGACCCACAGATGGTTGGTGAAACAAAATTAAAGTTAGGAACATTCACTGTGGCTGCTGGTGAAACATACACAGTTATCAGAAAGACATTTGATATAGAAGCAGACAAATCCTATAAAGTCTGGGTTACTCTTGATTCATCGAGATATACAGATTCCGTAGTACCTCTACGACCAATAACGTAACAATAGAAAAGGGGAACTTTCACAAGCTCCCCCTAACCTCTAAATAAACTATGTAATATGCAACAAATACTATTCTCCTACAAGAACTTCCTGCAAGTCCATGATGGTACTTACATTGAAGTCGTTGGAAGCGATGTACTTTCCGAAAGCGTCCTCACTCAACTTGTCATAGGTGAGTTCGTTCTCCTTGTCGCCCTCTTCTTTCATCAGCTTCTCAATGGTATTGTTGAAGTTTTGGAAATATTCATTGAGTTCCTTGCGCTCCTCAAAAGAATATTCGACTTCCTTCCCTTGTGATTGCATTTCCTGCCAGTGTTGGGCTTTCTTCTGCATCTCTTCCATTTTATCGTCTTTCAGCTTCTCGTGTGTCAGCTTGACAAACTCCTCATAGCCTTCACTGATTGGCTTAATGGCTCTCAATGCTTTAATAACTTTAAACTTGTCAGCATCCTCCATCTTAGTGAGTTTGCTGTCGTTCATTGTTTTATAAACGCTTACAATTTTAGATGTTTTCATTATTATGTTGTTTTAAAATGTTTCTACTAAAAAGCATCTATCTTCACAGACCGATGCCGTCTACTAACACTATCAAATATGAGATTAAACAAATCAATGGCAATTATATACATCACTTTGTATATGAGTGTCATTAATAATATCTTTCCTTTTCTTCACTCCATACAAACTGATGGTCGCAATGCTTGCATTTAGAATTGACACCACGAGGAAGGTCAATTTCTTTCCCGCAGTTGGGGCATACAGCATTATATGGAGGATAGACTTGGATAAAGTGTCGGTTAAACTTGGCAACTCCATCTTCTCCGGAATCTCCGAACTTATCCACATATATTTTGATAGCGTTGAGCAGGTCCTTTGCGTCGGCTGCGTCAATGTCCTTGTATTTCTCTTTCAAGAACTTCGCCAATATCTTTCTTAGGTCTTCTGCATTGAAGTCAATGTCTTCAAGCTGCAAGGCAGTATCTTTGATATTCCTATCATGCTCTGCCCTAAGAAACCTTATAGTTTCTTTAATATCTGTCCGTTCAAGATAGTCTGTAACTTCCAAGCTGCATCTTTCACGAAACTTAGGTATTTGTTCTTCGGTTTTCTTTTCATACTCTTTTCCTCTGATAGTAACCATATAGGATTGTATCTCATTGATACCAATGGCTACCATCATAGAAAAGGAGAAGTCAAGAGGAGAGAGGTTATCTACCCCTCTTGATTTCATTAAACTCTTTGTCTGCTCGTAATTAACCATTATTTCAACGCTTCTGCTTTGAGGTCTTCAATTACAGAATCAATAAGGTCACAAGCCTCTACTTCGATGTCCTTTGAGCCGTTGTAGCTTCTGTTGACTTGTCCCCCATCGGATTCAGAATAAGAGAAGTTGCCGTACTGTCCGGTAGTAGAGTTTACACTACCGTTGAATGAATCAATCAATGATTGTGAATTGATTGTAGCGTCACCTTCCAATGTGATAGTGCCATTTGTGTTAGACACATGATAGGAAAGTCGCTTGTTGGTAAAAGTTGTTCCAGCCATTTCGTTTTATATTTTAAGTTTAGACTTCACTACAAAAGTAGATAAAATCTGTGAAAGTTCCAAAAAACCTTCCTACTTTCACAAGCAAGAAGGGCATAAGAATAGGCGCTTATATCCAAGCTTACACTTGAACAACTTGACGTTTCATCGAGCCGCTACTTCTTAGGGAGCTTGCGCCCCGGTCGTCCATAGTTGGGTTCTCACCGTCCAATCCCCGCTGCGCCAGCGGTTGGGTTAATACTATTTTAAATCACTCTGCGTAGCTTGGTTTTCGCTACATTGGCTTTTTTTATAAAAAGCTAAGTGTCACTCCTCATTTCGTTTAAGGCTTCTCCTTCATCAACCTCTCTTTTAGGAATGGCAATTGATTGTTTAAATTCACCACCGTTATCCCTTATCAGAATCTCAATCTTGTTCATTGCCTCACGTTCGATGTTGCAGATTTGTTCCTTCAAATCTTTTACCTTTTCTTCATCAAGCGTTGTTTCAAGAGAAAGATAGCGGATAGTTTCGATATACTTCTGATAAAATTCGTTGCGAGAAATATCGGAAGGTGCTGGCATGAGCATGGTATTACTTTTTGCCAAGTATGAGAAGTACATACACATTACATTGGTGACTTGCAATGTATCTCCTCCAACGGCAAAGGCTGGCTCGGAAAGCGTATAAATCCATCGCTCTGTATGCTGCAATACCTTAACAATCTCTTCCGGCATTTCGTCAGCATGTTCCATCAGTTGAGAGAAGCTGAAACCTTGTACATTCCCATTCTTGTCCTTAACTTCTCCAAATTCTTTGGTTGCTTCGATGCACTCACAGAATGTTCTAAGCCACAGATAAGGATTAGAATAACCGCCACTTACTACATTGGTAAATACGTTTCTATGGAAGTTGGTAGACACAACTGAGTAATCGTCGGTAACTGCAATAGAAATTCCTCTATCGTCCAGTCTGCAATACATGTGTCCTTTGGTCTTTGGCACGAATACATAGGAAGTACCTATGAGTTTTACAAGCTGTGCCTTGCTCATTTTACTAATATCCATCATCTCATTTTTGGTTAGGCGTTTATATCCAAGCTTACACTTGAACAACTTGACGTTTCATCGAGCCGCTACTTCTTAGGGAGCTTGTGCTCCGGTCGTCCATAGTTGGGTTCTCACCGTCCAATCCCCAATACGCCATCGGTTGGGTTAATACTATTTTAAATCTCTCTGCGTAGCTTGGTTTTCGCTACATTGGCATTAGGTTATATACTAAGTGTCACTTTGTATATAAGTGCCTTTGGTTATTTATTTTTCTTTTTTTCGTCCTCGTAAACTAAATACAATTTAGCTTTGACAGCTTCGTCAGATTTCAGAGAGTGGGCGTTTCTTATTCTCTTACTTTTAAGGAATGCAAGAGCTTCTTCCCGGTTGCTGATGAATGGATATATCCACTCCGGAAGTTTCTCCTCCTCAACTTCGACGTCTTCCATGATAGCTTCTTGACGTTCTTCCAGCAATTCTTCCATTGCCATCTTGTTAGCTTCGTCCAAGTCCATGCTTTCAATGTCAGCTTCCACAAAGTCGGGAACTGGATAGCATTCAAGAATTTCTGTAAATGTCGCCAAGCAGAAATCTTTAACGACTTTGACAGCTTCGTCCTTCTCTTTATTGTACCGACAAATTGCATAGTTTTCTGTTCCGTCAATCCGTCTTACAAGGCAAATTCCTTTGTTAAATTCGGAAACCTTGTCCCAAGTTTTTTTAGGGAGTGACGGAATTTGAAGCGTTGCGAGGCAATCGTCTAAATAGTTATTTTTATCCATTGATTTTCTTTTTTAAGATGAAGCAAAGATAGACTAAATTTTGGAAAGTTCCAAAAAAAATAAGGGAGAGAATTTAATCCCTCCCCACAAGAAAATTAGAAATGCAATTTGCCAGCTAAAGAATAGGTTTAAAATGCTGTTATATTATGAACCAAAAGTTTGTAGCACAAATGTAGCAATAAACTTTAGTTATTCAAAATATAAATCGGGATTTTCTACAGATTTTGTATCACCATTGCTCTTTGAAACTGGAGATATGTTGTTCAGAGAATACAGATTGATTGTCTGTATGTGGATATTGGTTAACTGAACCTTATCGCCATGTTTGGTTTCTTCCAGCTTGTTGTATATCTTCCCAGTAAGTTCAACTAAGTTGCCTACATTGAAGTTGTCGAGAATGTATCGTGTCATTGTTCCTTTTGCAAGGCATACATGATAATCTATCCTATCAGCTACCTTATAGCCTTTTTGGGTAGTAAAACCCTTTTCGCAAGTTTTGAGTTTCACCATTACCCCATAACTACCGACTTCTCTAATGTCAGTAATCCATCCTACAAGTATAGCCTTATTCATCTATATTAGACCATTCAGAAGTTTCCAACAGAGCTTCAACCATTTGATTGTCAAGAAGTGGATAGGGATAGACTATCGGTTCTCCTTCTTCTGATAATGGTTCAACTTGTGGTACAAGTTCATTATATATTTCCTCATGCAAAAGAGCTTTTGTTTCGTCTACATTCTTTCTTCTGACTTCCCAATCCTTGTCGAATTGTTTCAAGTCTTCTACGGGTATTTCAAGCCAATTCATTTTTACCTCCTTCCCAATAATTTTCAAGCTTTACTTTCTCCTCTTCAACCTCTTCTGGTGTCAAAGATTTATTATAAAGGGCAAAATAGTAGATGACTCCTTGCAAAACAAAGCCTTTTGTTGTGTCTCTCAATCTGCCAATAAATAAATGGTCAGAATCTTTTCCATTGGATGCTTTAATTGTATTCCCATTATAAGAATCTTTGGTTTGCCATGAAATTTCGCCATTATATAAATCAATTCTATTGTTGGCACCAAAAGAATGACAATGATTATAAATTTGGTCTTGAATAATTTCAAAAATAAATGCGCCTTCATTAGCAACCTTACTTTTTGAAGCTACTGCATAATAATAGTAAGGCTTAGTTAATATTATTCTCCTGCATATCACTGTATAATCAGTCATGATAGGAAGTCCGGTACAGATTCCGTAATCATCCACTCCATCAAATACCAGTGCGCCTTCATAATTTCCCTCACCAAATCCGCTTTCTGATGTAAAGGCAAAGTTCTTAAGAATCATCTCGTTACCCATCACACCAGTAATACTACCAGGCTTGTCCGCATTGGACAACCCGGACATAAACCATGCATCAACTAAAGAAGGATTGAATGGGTGCTTAACTCCTCCCCCTCCCTTAGTTGATGTATGGCTCATTAGTTTACCAACATTTACTAACATAGGCTATGAATTTGTTTGAATGTCAGTACCCATGATATTGAGTTTTCCTTCTACAACAGAAAGAGTGCCATCATAGACATAAAAGTATTCGACACTGCCAGCAGGCATATAGATAGCTGCTAAGACTGGTCTTTCGTGATTAGGGTCTTCAAACGGCATATTGAAGGTAGTATCTTCATAAGCTGCAAATCGGTAAAGTCCCTCTCCTAATTTGAGAGTTTGTCCTTGCTCCACATTATATGCAGTGTCTATAACTACTGCTTGCATGTGGTTATTGTTCTTATCTCTTGCTATTTCCATTTGATTGTAAATTAATTGATTAAACTTGATATAAAGATACAAATTTAGAAATTACCCCCCCCCCATAATTAACTTTCATTAACTACATAGGGTTTTATAAGTTTTAAGTATTCCTTTTCCATATACCAACATAAGATTTCATAAGCTGCTTGAATAAGGCTTTTGTTCATTACAAAATGAAGTGAAATGTTATCTTTAGGATGCTTATATCTGATTATCCATTTGCCATTAAAGCTTATGCTCATTTCATATACATCTATTTTGTATGGCATTTTATTGAGTACATCTTGCAAAGTGAACACTCCACAGTCTTCCCGATATGAATGGTCGTAATCTCCCGTTTCAGCATCCAATAGATTAAAGTAAACATCTTGCTCTTTACTATTCACATATTCTAATGCTTCTCCCCAATCTAAAATACAGCCATCATTATCTGTAGCAATTAATACCATACTTGCGTTGCTTGTATCTACTCCTATCTTCTGCAAATGCTGCATCTGTTCAATCGACAATGTTTGATTTTTCATGTAAATTATTCTCTTTTAGTAAGTATTTAAAAAGGGCTTCTTGGGTTTGAAACAATGGTCTGTTCCACTTGGGATAATCATTCCTCAAAGAAGTAGAACCATCTGCAAGTTTATAAACCATTACAAATCTATCATCTGCATACGACCATTCAACACTTATACTACTAATAGTAGTTATACATATTGTATATCCTTGTAGGTAGAACACTGAATCTTGTATTTATTACCATACTATTATTCTTTAGCTACTACTAATTTAATCCCATAATTAGACCCTTCCTTTACCCAAGTAAATGTACCTTTGATTCTACCTTTGACTGCGTTCTGAATCATATCAATAGCATCGCTCATAAATACTTGATAATTGACCTTTAAGTGCCAAAAGTCTTTATTCCTTTCTTGCCACGGACAAAGGTAAATTACTGCTGATGAATAGCCTCCGCCATAATTCTTTATGTATAAGTCCGCTTCAAAGGTATAGTTTTCTCTTTCTTCGTCATAGGGTTCATGTTCCCATGTACATGGCACTCCTTTATAGAAGTGCATCTTCCAAGTTTGTTTCTTCATAATTAGTCTATTAGTTCAAATTCATAAGCAAATGTATAAAGATTATTGTTCCATGTGCCCTTGCCTGATACTTTATCTATGAGGGCTGAAAAGGCTTCACGGGGTGTATCAAATCCATCGTCTTTGTTTCCCTCAAATTCATAAAATATAGATGGTGGAAACTCATCATCACCCGAATCTTCATATATCCCTTCTTTCAAGCAATCTTCATCGCTAATGTCCTGTAAACGTTCAATCTTGATGTCGGTAATTCGGATATGATGTATCATGAGGTCAGCGCGGACAAACATCTTATTTTTAAATCCTGCCCCACAATACTTTTTGTTAATTGTTGATGAATCTACAAAGAAATCATTAGGGCAATTCCCCGCATGAAATATGGTTTCATAGCTTTGCGCAATGGCAACAACTTCACCAACCTTGTAGCGTGGAATAATTTCTCCCGAATCAAATTCCCTTTCATCAGCATCATACATACAAGGATAATCAACTATCTTTTTGTCAGATTGACGGATATGTACATTGAATCCGGCTACCCATTCACCCCTAAAGGTTCTTGGGCATTTGATTATACGTCTCGTCATAGTCTTTCGACCATCCAATACGGCTTGTGTTAAGCCATAGTCATCATTGAACATTATCTTCTTCATTATTCAGCAAATTAGGATTATCAAAAATATTACCTACAACTTCTTCTATTACATCACAGTGGCAAAATGGAATTAATTCGCCATTCACCTCTCCGATATACCCAAAACATCCATCCTTTATTCCGACCTTGTTGTATATCATACAACCATCGTCTTCGCTCATAAGTAATATGTCGCCTTCATAGATTTCTTTTCCATTCTTGTCAAATAGTCCAGTGAACTGCCCAACGGTTTCAGCCAATACGTCGTAGCAGCGTCCGTCTTCTTGGGAATATATTTGTGCTTTATCCGTAAGGATAAATCCGTTTTTATCCCTTCCGGCAGTATAGAAGAAAGAGAGATATCCATATCTCCATTCTCCCGTATCAATGTCCTTTCCTCTAAATTTTATTTTTCTTACCATAACATTATACTTTAACAATTTCAAATTCATCGGCATGTTTTTTACCAATCCATTCTCGTTTTTGCTTTTCAGTAGCGGTTTCGTAAATCGCTCCACGCTTAGATAAATGCCTTTTTCTAAAGATACTTTCTTCCCCTAATTCATAATATTCATTTCTTGACGGAGAACGACCTTTTGCCCTACACCAAAACAAGCCAGTTTCTTTATGTCTAAACTTCACTGCCATCTTTTATTTTTTAAGTCTTGCTACAAAGTCCTCCAAGTACATAGTCTGATTGATACCGTGTACTTCGTTAAATACATCTACTATCATTTCCTTTGCCGCTTCAATAGCCTTTTTTTCGGTTACTTCAACTGCCAGTTTGCAGTCTTGAACAGTACTAATATGTTCCTTTTCAACCACTCTAAAAGATACACTCTCTTCATCTTTCCTCTGATGCGGTAAACAGTATATATTATCACATTCTTTCTGATAAAAGAAACATTTTCCACAAGGGAAATCAAGCACATTTACCACTTCCAAGATTACTCCTTCATATTCAAATCTCTCACCTATTTTTTTATCTTCAAACATATTAGTTCCTCCTTAATCATTGTAATAAAAATATCGCATACATCATAGCATAACTCTTTTAGTCGTTTACTTTTGACTTCATCATCCAATGAATCTTGTGAACCGTGATAGGTCTGGTTCACCCTACAATATGAGAAAGATTCACTTTCTATGTTCACCATAGTATCGTCCCCATCAAGGAAGCAATCGGGAATATCAATCAGTATTTTCATATCATTTGGTTTTTAGTTCTTCACTTAATAACAAAGTATCTATTTTGGAATAAAGTCCTTTGTCTTTAAATTTACGTATTCTCTTAAAAAGATTACCAGTCAGACAGAATCGGTATGACTTACCTACAATATTTGGTATTTCTTCACGTTTAACCCGATTATCTTCACACATTGAGGCAAGCATATCGACCTGCTGTCTGGTGGCTACACAAGTACCCGACTTGTTTTTATCTATGGTAGTAACTACAAACTCTTCCAACCCTACTTCCTTTGCAGCCGGGAGAAGTCTTTTTAGATACTTTCTGCACATTTTCTGTAGCATAGGCTATTCATCTGACGGTTTATAATCCCAGCCATTCAATTCATAGCATCGCTTGCGGACAACTTCTCTATCCCAATGCTCAAATATCTTAGTTCCTCCCATGCCGTCCTTTTCTCGCTCATATAAAGCCCACTCTCTTCCTCTTGGCTCATAGTAATACTTTGGTTGACTATTTGCCAAGTCCTTGTATTCTTGCTCCGTCATATCAATATTCAAGTTTAGGCATTAGAAGAGCTTCGGATAGAGATAACTCTTTGTCGGGAAATGTAATCTTAATTCCCTTGCCGTCATCTTTAGGGAAATGAAATCTTATGCCTTTCCTTGCATTCAAAGCATCGGCTATCAATTCAATGTTAAGTGGGTCAATAAGTACCTTTTCCGCAAATCCCGGTTTGAATCGACTTATAACTTCGTTATAATTGGGATATTTACTATCTATATTTGCGAACCTATACTTTATATCCCAATCGTCATATATAGCGTGGAAACCATCTTCTTCAATCTCAATGATATTATGCTTGATAATTTCCTTAAAATTCTTTGCACTAATTAGTTTACCGTCCAGTAATTCCTTCTCTTCTTCTCTAAAGTTACAAATCTCATTTAGGCAAGCTTTAATTAATATCATTCCGTTGGAGGCAATTGCATATCCATCTTTGAAATATATGCAATTCATTACTGGTCTAAGAAGGTTATTTTCACAAGCTAAATGCAGCTTTATCCCCTTGTTGAAATTGTGTCTAATCTTCTTCATATCATTTGGTCTTTTAGTATTATAGCATCTACTTTGGAGTAGACACCTTTGTCTTTAAATTTACGTATTCTTTTAAAAATCTTTTGTTCGTTGCACTTCCGGTATGATAGACCGAGTAAGTCGGGAATTTCCTCCCTTTTTATTCTATCATCCCCACATAGAGAAGCCAGCATATTGACTTGTTCTACTGTGGCTGTGCATCGTCCATTTTCGTTTTCGGCAATAGTCTTTTCGACAAATTCATCAAGACCGATATCTCTCGCTTTCCGGTACAACTTTTTCAGATACTTTCTGCAAAGCTGCTGTAGTTTGTTATGGCAACTCATAATAGTTTCTTTATAATATCTCCATTATATGATTCTTTAGTTAATTCTATAAATTCATATATTGTAAATGAATCTTTTTCAATATCTATACCTTTATTGATACAGAATGACAACCTTCCTTGCTTGCACGAACCGGTTAGCACATGATGCCAATAAAATAATTCTTTAGCCGATACCTTTTTAGTAAAGTCTGGAAAATGCTTTTTAAAAGCTTCTATCCTTTCCTCCTCGGTTGAATGTCATACAATTTTTCTTGAAGCGAAGCAAACGCATCGTGCAATGTTTCTCCATGAGCGAATTTCCCATTCTCTTTTGCAACAAATGTTTTAGTCAATGTAAAGTCATCGTTCAGTATATATCCTTTAGCTACATTGTCATGAATATGCTTGATAATTGTAGGAATATCATCAATGATATATACTTTGTCGCCATTGAATGTTTTAATTCCATCGCCATAGCCAGAGCCAGAGCCATAGCCATCGCCATCGCCATCGCCATCGCCATAGCCAGAGCCAGAGCCATAGCCATCGCCATCGCCATAGCCAGAGCCATAGCCAGAGCCAGAGCCATCGCCATCGCCATAGCCATAGCCATAGCCAGAGCCAGAGCCATAGCCATCGCCATAGCCAGAGCCAGAGCCAGAGCCAGAGCCAGAGCCAGAGCCATAGCCATAGCCAGAGCCAGAGCCAGAGCTAAGAAATAGCTTTATCTGTTCTTCCATACGTCTACCTCCTCAATGGATTTGACTGCCTCTTCCGTACAAGGAATAATCTCGATTACTCCAAGTATTGTGATAGTGGGTACGACTAAGGTAAACTTACATTCGCTTGGTCTTTTTGTCCCTTCGACCGCAAGCTGTGAAATGGATGCAGCTCCGTACCAGCACCACAATCTGCGGCAGTCTGTCAATACAACTTCACTGCCATTCTTTTCTTTCAGTGTTCCGAAGAATACTCCTGCTCTGTCTGCTCTAATAATTACTTTTTTACCAATAAAATTGCTCATATCATTATAATTGGGTTTTATAAAGCCCGCCCAAGGCTATAGTACATATTATTTGTGGGGCAGCAACCTAATGCTGTCCCGATTTAATGTTTCTAAAGAATTGCTGAATACCTAAGAATAGGATAACGAGAATGACTGCTATGTTAGTGTAGCAGATAGTCAGAAACGCAGAGTTCGATGTGAATATTGTATCTAAATACTCACGTTGTATTAATACTGCAAATATGTAAAGTACGCCTAATAAGTATTTCCAATAGAAATGTAATGAAATAGCTAATAATAAAAGTAGTATCGCAGCTATTAAAGTAATCTTAACGTATAAAGTTATAGAGAACGATATTGGAGTAAATAAATAAGCATATCCGTCCATCCCCTCAAAGAAGTCATTATTGTAATATGCTATTAACTTTTCTGAATAGTCAATCAAAAGCAATAGACATAATACATAAACAACATATTTAGTAAGCACAATAAGTAGCTTTCTAAATAATGGAGATAATGACCATATGTATTTATTTAGAGTATTCATTTCTTAACTTCAACTTTGATTGTATCGGCTTTAACCGTATCTTTCTTAGTAGTCTTAATCCTAAACCTAATATCACCTACATTAGTATCATGGTATCTTGGATGAGGATGAAGTTTTGGGTCTACTACTATCGGCATCTTTCTCTTCGTAGTGTCAGACGGAATACTATCGTTCTTCGTCTTCACATTCACTTTTATCTTCACCATCTTCTACTTTTATTAAGTGACCTTTTTTATTTCCATAGGCAAAGTGACGGGCTTCGACTTTATTCTTAGCTATCATATAATAGACAGCCGAAGTAGTCTTGCCAATTCTCCTTGCGTATTCTTTTACGCTTATCCACTTTTCCATAATGGTTCTTATTTTTGTCCCGTACTACCATATCCGTTAGCACCTCTGTCGGTATCAGAAAGCTCTTTCACTTCCTCCCATTCGATTGGTAAGGTAATGCCTATCTTAGCTTGGACTATTCTTTTTCCTACTTCGTACTTTGGCATGGAGGGCATAACATGATAAAATACAGCTGACATCTCACCACGGTAAAGTTCATCAATAGTTCCCTCACAGTTGGATAAGACCATACCAGTTTTCCATACGCTGCTTCTCGGTCTAAGGTCAAGCGACAAATGAAAAGGGCACTTGGATAAATCTATATCCGTGTTCAATCCCATATCTATAGTAGAACCTTTCAATATAGTTTCCCAATCTCTTTCCATTTCTATCGCAATGCCTAATCCATACTTATAAACGTTAGGTGCAATTTCCTCGCATGAAGTAGCGTATAAGTCCCAGCAAAAGTCAGATGGGTATTTCTTGAATGGTGAAGGAACTGATTTATCCAGTTTCTTAAATTTTATCTTCATTGGGCGTTTATATCTAAATTTTTACTTGAATAATTTGACGTTTCATCGAGCCGCTACTTCTTAGGGAGCTTGTGCTCCGGTCGTCCATAGTTGGGTTCTCACCGTCCAATCCCCGATGCGCCATCGGT